CCGAGTGTCTGCTCAATCCGGCTTGCCCTTAAAGCGTCTTTAGCCAATTTTTCTTTCTGCGTTTGTTTTGGCATTAGTAAAATCCTTTGTCTTGGTTATCTCATTAAGAAACTTCTGGACATCCTCGGACACAATCAGCGGATGGGTATATTTATCGCACATCTCGCCCCCACCCGCCCAGTGCATTGCCTTGACTTGCCTATCACCGATAAATAATCCTTTATGCCTTATCTTTAATTTATCCCATTGCTCGCGGCTTGTTTCGTTGTAATAAGGCGCAGTATCGCCTTTATCCACGATTAACTGCTTATATTTTCCACAGGTAGCCAGATAATTCATTATATCCTGCTCAAGATAGCCGAAATTCATCTTGCTTATAAACTCGTGGTCATAGGTCAACTTAAACCATTCCTCGGCAAATTCCTTGCTTCTTACCGCAGTAACACCCAGATTGCAGTAATCAGGATATTTCTGATAATCTATTCCACCTACGCCAGGACAATTCAAAGAACAGGCTACATCATAATCACCATCCAAAAACTCATCCAGCCGTCCCGTTATCACTACATCCGCATCCAGCTTTATAACTACTTCGTATTTATCCTTCAGATAATTCAGGTATCTGATATTCAATGTCGTAAAGTGCGCCCCGATTATAGGTATCTTCACATCCCCAAAAATCTCTTTTTCATCAAAAGGCGTTATGATGTTGAAGGGCACTCCTGGATGGAAATGCTCAAATGAGTTTTTGACCCGCTCCCCAAAATAATACGCCAGGTCGTCAGAGGCATAAGTATAGGCGATTGCTTTTTCCATTATTTATAATTTTTCGCTTTCTTGTCCCTGTTATCCGCTGGATGGACACCAGTAATTATCCCTTTGTTAGCAGAGGCATAAAAGACTTGCTCACCCTTCTTCTTGCCATATTGTTTCTTCATTGACTTCATAATCTTTTTCCCTTTTTTCGTTAAAGGCATTATACCCCTCCTGCCATTGTTGGCGGTTGTCCCATACCCTGTCCCGAATATAACTGATTCATAATTTGTTTGATTTCCTCATCTGATTTTATCAAATCGGCATAATCCCCGATTTCTGCCGCCTGCAAAGTCCGTTTGTATATCTCATCAACTTTAGAGATAATCATCAACTGCGGGACCTTAGTAACCGTAAGCAGTAATTCTTTTAACTTCTGCAAGGTCTCAATGGACTTGGTAAACTGCGTCATCCCTACGGCCTTAAAATCATAGGCCATATCCCCTGCCTGCGATATTGCGTTGAAATCGAGCTTAGAGACTTGCTGCTTCGTCTTTATTGGCTGCCCAGTCATCGGGTCAATCCCTGCTTGGATGTCAATTTCCTTAAACCCCAGAATCCTATCAATCAATCCTTGGCTAAAGAATTTCGGATTGAATAATACTTTGAACATTGCCTTTAAAAGTGGTTCAATATAATCCCGTTCAATGAAGCGTCCTATTTTTAAGAAGCGGTTGTCTATCATTGCCAGTTTTGCCTGATACTGGCCTAGGGTTTCATTTGCACCGCCTGCCAGCTCCGGTGCACCCTGCACCTGCCTCAATACCCCGCTTGCCTCCTGGTCAAACTGGTCTAACACACCAAGGCCCCTGATTATCTCTCCCAATGCCGAGATTCCCTGTCTGCTAAGCATAACTGCCTGCCTGGGGTCGCCTTTTACCAGCCAGGTTGCCATAGGCTTATATTCTATCGAGGCAGGGTCTTTAATCTTGGTAGCGTCCACAATTGCAATGTCCATTGAGCAGAGTTTTAATGAGTCAAATCCCAAGTTAATCATTGAGTTAGTCAAATCTTGCAAATCAAGGGTATTCTCACAGAAACCTAATCCGTAAGTATCATATCCTCTTGGCTTAATACGGCAAGGGAAGAACGGGATAAATCCGTATTCATTATCCACCTCACGGATTTTTACTTTATCATTGACCACCACTACGATTTTATCTTTAGTGCGGAATTGCTTAATTGTCTTATCTCCGCTTTTTTCCTCAATAACTTCCTTAACCTTACCCCAATACTCAACAACAATCACCTCAAACCAGTCTTTAGCAATCACAATTTGCGCCGTACCGTCAATGCCTTTTATCGTGGTTAAGTCCGCATCGCTCTTGCCCTGGCCTGCCTGCTCTGCTAAGTCAATAACCTTTTGTATCACCTCTCTAGTATAAAGCGGGTTAGGCTTTGATAAATCATCCACCAGCTCATTCAAAGTCTTTTTATACTCATCGCAAACATACTTTGCCTTGTGGAAATTATAACCACAGGAAGGGTCAAAGGAGATATTGTAAGTAGAGCGCCAGATAAAATCCAAACCAGACCTGTCAGGTTTAATTAGTAACTTCAGAAAACCCGTGCCTATCTGGCAACCCTCATTAAGAACGAAATCGTTCTCAAGATAGAAATTCCCCCTATCAAATATAACATCGTATAAATCTTCAATGTAGCCGGACTCTTCCTTGTCTTTCTTCTCAACTCCGGTGATGTTAAAAAATCTTTTCTGGCCAAAGAGCATCTTGTCTAAATAAGAAAAAGCAGTCTCGCTCTTCTTGGCCTGCTGCGGGATAAAAACTTTAGACTGCCAGTCCTCCTTTTCCCCCCAGGCAGAAGGATGGACGCAGCGTATCTGCTCAATAATCCTATCCCAGGCCCCTTTGAATTTACCACGATAATCAACCGCTGCCTGGTGATTGCGCTTTACAAACTCTATCAACTCGCTGTCAGGGTCTATCGGGTTAATTGGTAGCACTTCAACTTTCTTGCTTTTCTCTTCCCGTATGATTTTCTTTTTCATTGACATAGCACATCCTCTTCTTTACTGCCTTGCGCCTGCGTCAGCCTATCCTTACGCAATATATTCGGGCAAGTCTGCCTGATTCGGTAATTGGCGAAGCACCTGGAATTGATATAATGCTCCTTAAAGTAGCAAATCTCTTTTGTCCCGCAGAAGAATCTTTTAAGTTCGTCAGACATCACCAAGCCGCCGCCCCCGCGAATACCGGCTTATGTTTTAACTTCCTAAAACTCTCGGTGTTTAACTCCGTAGTTTCTTTTATCTCTTTTAACGCCCAGAGTCCGTATATAAAGGCATCTGCCCTATCAGGGCTTCTGCCTAAACGCTTTTTAGTATCCTGCTTTAACTCAAGCCCTAACTTGCCGTTTGAAGAAGGCGGCTTGTAATAGACAGAGGTCAACTGTTTAATCAACTCGCTATCAGTTATCGGCTCGACTTCCTTGTTTTGTATCTGCTCCATTGCATACCACCACATCTCGGAGCGCTTATTGCTAAACCTGTCCTTTTCTATCGCTTCCTCCGCGGAGTTTATCGGAAGAACATTACGGTTTAATTCCTGCAACCTGTCAACTATCCCTTTGCCTATGCCTATTGTGTCAATGGCGCAATCATTGAGATGATATTTTTCCATCAACAACATTATCTCGCCTACTATCTTCATCGTGTCGTCATAATACAAATACTTCGCCTCAAGTATCCGGCTATTGTCCATAACATAAATAACGCACTCATCGTTGCCGGTGGCTGGGTCGCAGGTTAAAATCTTTTTGCGGACAGGGTTAATGTCAACACGGCTATTAAGAGCCATTATCATCTCCGGCTTTATCAGGCAAAATTCCTCCCCCGCCATAAAATCACACTCAAACTCCTGGTTATATAAGGCAAGGGGCATTTGTTTCTTGGCCAACTCCAGTTCATCCTGGGTGATTATGCCCGACTCGGATGCTTTCAATAAAGACTTATGCCAGCCTTCCCAACCCTCGGCTTTATTCCAATAATCAAAAGCGTGATTAAGTCCCTTGGGAGTAAAGGCAAACAAGGCAAACCTGTCTTTACTCTGCGCGATAACGGGCCGCAGTATCTCTTCCCATACGCCCAATTTCAGCAAGGCAAACTCATCTATACCCACACCCTCGTAATCCTCGCCTCTTATGCTGTCAGGGTTATCACCGCCCTTGATAGCAAGGATAGACTTGGTTTTAAATTCAACCAACAACTCGCTTTCGTTTTTTCTTAAGACTAATTCCTTCGGCAGGTAAGCATCCAGCATATTCGGGTCGGTCCAGACAATGCCCTTGGCCTGGGTGTAGGTAGGTGCGATGTAGCCGTAAATCTTTTTCTCATTACGGCAACATTCGCGGATAAGCATGTTCAATATAAGCGTGGTCTTCCTGGCTCTCCTATGCCATCGCAATAGGAAGAAACGAAACAACCTTTCGTCAAACTTCCTTAAAATCTCTAATTGCCACTTGTGGAGCTGGCTGTTGAACCTCTCCACCGGGACTTGGATGGTTGTCATAATTTATTATCTGGATTAAAAGCCTTTTTAAATCTTCGCCGTTTCCGTTTTTAGCATTAAGTTTGCCTTCAACTCTGTCCAGGATTTCAGAGATGGCTTGATTGTCTCCCTGCGTACCGTTAAGAATCAGTCGCCACATCAAAGCGTCGCCGACATTACCCTTGATGAATTGTTGAGTTTCTGGGTCTTCAAATTTAATTTTCTTTTTTAGAAATCTTTTTAATTTGCAGGTGAGATAACCGTTGGGATGTTTTTGGGTGTGCCGAGGAATAGGAGTGCCAGCTTTAAACCTATGTTCTATCAATGCTTGGTTTTCCATATTCGCCTAAAGTTCGCCTAAAAAGAAAAACCGAAACCCAATGCCGATGACATCGGATTTCGGCTAAATTTATGAGGGCGTCCCCTCAGGAAAAATATAAACTAATATTTCTTAAATGTCAAGAACTATTTAAGAACATATCAGTTTGAGCATTATTTATTCGCCTTTTGGCGATTTCGTAATATTTTGGTTCAATTTCAATACCGATAAAATTCCTGCCCAACTCCTTACATGCGACACCAGTTGTGCCACTACCCATGAAGGGGTCGAGGATTAGGTCATTATCGTTACTATGGACTAACAATAATTTCTTCATTAAATCACTTGGTTTTAAACTTGGATGCTCTATTTTACCATCTACCAAATATCCCTTTTTATTTCTAATACAATTTGTTAGAATTATACCCTTATGAAAAGTATAGTTTGGTGTAGAATACCAAACTATATATTCAACAACAGGTGTATAAACTTTGGCAATCGCTGGCATAGCTGTTATATACTCCCAATGCAAAACTTGTTGGACCTTTTTCCCATATTCAAGGTATTTCCCTAATAAATGATAAGAACAAAAGGTTAATATCCCCCCCCCATCTCTTATTTTATTAAATACTATATTTAAAAATGGATAAGGATCGAATCCTTTATCCCATTCTTCATTTATGGTTTTATAGCCATCTTTAAATCCGATATTTGAATTACTTGCATTATACGGCGGGTCAGTCAGCACAAGGTCTATTGACTTATCAGGTATCTGCTTCATCACCTCAAGGCAGTCGCCCAGATAGAGTTCTATTTTAGGATTTTCGTTGATTAGTTCAGGAGTAGTCATTAAAACATCTCCGTAATTGCATTATTGATACGGTGCTTGGCGATATCGTAGTATTTAGGTTCTATTTCTATTCCGATAAAATTTCTGCCTAATTCCTTACAGGCGACTCCAGTAGTTCCTGAACCCATAAAGGGGTCAAGGATAGTGTCTATTTCTTTAGAATATTGTTCAATAATAGTAAATAATAAATTTTTTGGTTTTTGAGTAGGATGATACCTTGTTTCCTCTTTACCAATCAAACCATTATATTCTCTCGTTATTTTCTTAACAGAATTTCTTGGAGAATTTGTCCAAATCAATTCGCAATCTCCAAAAGTAGGCATTGTATTTAATTTATCCCAAACAATCCAATGAGTTCCTTGTGGTAATATGTCGGCAAAAAAATTCCCTCCAAAAATCATTATCAATTTACTAATCCTCAAAAGTTCATCAAAATAAATTTTATCAGGTCTTTTCGCATCCCAAGTATCTTCCTCATATCTTCTACGAGCAATCGGCTTACCAAAACCCCCAAAACCCTCA